ACTTCCCATAGTTGATTAGGTCCAGTTATTGTGCGACTTTTGGCAATTTTTCTTGGATATTTTCTTTTTATTTCTCGTTGGGGTCGAAGAATATTTAATTCTTTACACAAACGATAAACCTTCTTTTTATTAATAATCAGATTAAGATATTTTTGTAGCGCCTTGGTTAATTTCCAGTATCCATAGGCTGCGCCTTCATTTTCAATAAATTGCATAAGCCACATTTTAATTCTATCATCACTTATTTTATCGCCATCTTGGGTGAGGGAATATCCAGGTATAGGACACCCTCCATTGTAATTTTGTACTTTGTCTTCATTATTCATATGATAATAATAGGTGGATTTAGAAAGACCTACAATGTATAATACCAGCTTTACAGGATGTCCTTGTTTAATATACTTGTGAGCTATCTCAACCCTTTCAGAGCAAGTGGGTTCGTTTTTTTTAATAGGTCGCGAAGGATTTGGTTCTCCAACTCTTTTTCACCAAGTAGTTTTTTTAGCTGTTCATTTTCGGTTACCATCTTTTTAGCCTCTAAGATGTCTTCTGGATTATTAATAGGAGCATTAGATAACACCTGAACTTTTTGCTTGGTTTCCCTAACCCATCGACTTACCATGGCTGGATTTAGTCCATACCTTCTGGCAACAGTAGTGGCATTTTCAGTTTCAAGGACTTCTTTTATTACTTGATCTTTATATTCTTGAGAATATTTTTTCCTCTGCATTTGATTGCCTCCTTACTTAACTTTATTTTAGCAAATAGACTTAGCCAAGTTCAAGTTAATTAAGGGGCTTAATAGAAAACTATTATAGATGTGTTTCCCAACATATCAAAAATGCGGATATATACTTTATTAAGAAAACATAATTTAGACATTTATCTATATCACCAACAAATAATCTTGTTATTAATAAGTTCATATAAGTTTAGAAGCTTAAATCCGTTCTTAGTTGTTATAATTTCATTTTTTGTCAGTATAATAATTTCTATTTTTATTGCAAAAATAATTGAAAGTATAAAAATGGCTAAACTTATTACCAAATAATTAAATATATCCTAAATCCTTTGCAATTTGTTCTATTAGTTCATCCTTTTCTTTAGAAGATAGAGTATTAAATTTCTTGGCCTTAAATTTCTCCTTCCCTTGCTTCTTCTGTTCTTGCTCCGCTTTCTTAGCTTCAATATCTTCTTTTTTTGCCCATTTAATTTTCGCCATTTATATCACCTCGAATAAATATTTTTCCTCTTTACTATAAAATCTAATAACAGTAATATCTATTACATCATTTGCTTTTTCTACACTTACAATAGGATTAATAGGCAATTTTTCTACAATAATTTCTTCGGCTATACCTTTTGGCAATCCTGTAAAATCAAAAGTTTCCTCTATAGTTCCTATTTTTACAGTTAGTACATCATCTTCCACTTTGTATTCTGCCTTAAAATCTGCTCTTTGTGGGGTATAAGTTAAATTAATCATTGCTTCCACCTCCCTATTACAATAAAATTAATATAACCACTAGCATCAACAGAATCAGAAATTAAAACAGCAGTTGCTCTGTCATTTGATATGTTACTTACAGTAGCAAATTGAGTTGATTTATTTGTATAATATGCACTAACTTGAACACTAATAACATCTGTGAATGCGTGTGGATATACCCAAGAGACAACAGGGCTTGAGTATAAATTTCTTATTGTTGAATCCGTTGTCGTAGGTCCTCTTTTCGCTGAACATATCATTGTTCCATCATCGAATTTAATATAGCTACCATTTGAATTACTGCCACTTTCAGTTATATGTTTGGACGCACTTTGAGCCAAATGCGTCTCTAAATTACTCCCATCATTTGCGATTACTTGACTTGCTTTTGTTTCAAAATGTATTGTGTCAAAATCGGTCCCGTTATGGACCTTGTATTTTGCATCTTTTGTTGTTGCCATTTAAAAACCTCCTTCTATATTAATTGAACCCAAACTTCACCAGTACTTAAACTAGGTTGAGCTGATTGGGTAATTATCTTTGTACCGTCTGCCCCATCTTCTCCAGGTGGCCCCTGTGGTCCAGTATCACCCTTTGGCCCTTGTGGACCGGGATCTCCTTTAGGCCCTTGTATACCTTGGGGTCCCTGGGGACCTGTGTCACCTTTTGGCCCCTGAATACCTTGTGGCCCTTGTTCTCCTCTTAAATTCTGATAGGTATAGATACTTTCATCTTCTCTTTTTACCCCTAGATTGTAGCTATCCCAAAGATAACTTAGTCCAACACCCTGTATCCCTTGCGGACCTCTCTCCCCCACATCTCCTTTATCTCCTTTGAGATTAACGTATTGGTATGTTGTATCTCCTTCAAGCCTTACTCCTAATTCTGTTCCATTCCACACAAATTCTATAGATCTTCCATCTGGTCCTATAGGCCCTTGAGGTCCTGTTTCTCCTTGGATGCCTTGGAGTCCTTGAGGCCCCATAGGTCCAACTTCTCCTTGATCCCCTTTATCTCCCTTTGGTCCAATTGGCCCCTGGGGTCCCTGCAAGTCCGTATAAATATAGCTTGCTTCATCTTCTCTTTTAACTCCTAATTCTGTACCACTCCAGTCATACTGGATAGAGTATCCAGGTGGTCCCTGCGGTCCAGTTTCTCCTTGTGGGCCTTCTACTAATTCAGTTAATGGAGCATCTGTTATTTGTTTTATTTTTTCCCCTGGCATAGGTAAAGGTGTTCCGAAGGTAGGTTCCACTTTATAGCCATCAGGTTCCCAAGTTTCTTGCACTTCTGTAACTCTATTGTGCATGATCATTTTCCATTTTTTATTCAAAGTAGTAACTATATCTCCAAGGTTCCAGGTTTTTTTGTAGTCTCTTGCTTCTACTTCACATTCAAAGGCATTTATCTGCGGTGTCTCCGATAGCTTAACTTTTCCTCTATCAGCTAGGTTTCCACCCTCGTCAATATCTCTGGCATCTACAAAAGTTTCTCTTCTTTCAAAACCACTTAATTCATTATTTAATAAGACTATCTCTCTATTTTCACCTTCCCCTTGCCCTGCCACATAACCACAGTTTTTATAGCCGATATTACTATCTACATAATTTTGTTTTTTTACATTGTCATAATCAATACTAAATATTTGTGGTGGATTAATGTTTTGATTAGCAGATAAGTCTTTTCCTTCAAATACTTTAAATACAAATTGCTTGTTTCTATAATCTAAGACTATTTCCCAGCCTAAACCACTTGTTTTAGATAGTTTTGTTAGCTCATCTGCTAAATTTTTATATCTAGACTGAAAGAATAATTGCTCCCCTCTTGATTGTGAAGGCTCAATAATCAAGTTGGGGATTTTTCTATTAGTATCTATTGGATCTGCTGCATTAGCATTAACTAAAGCTATCATTATGTCTTCAGCCTGTGCATTAAAGGAATGATAAGCGTAACCGGTAGGGGGTACTGTAATCCTTTGAGTAAACCAATAACCTAGGGAATAACCTTTAACAGTTATTTCTTCCTGTTCCTCTTGGTTAATCTCTACATACTCTATTACCCCAGCTCTATTTCCGTCATTGCCTACCATAATTAAGTTGCCTTTTTTAATTAGATCCTCGGGAAGTTCTCTTACATGAAATTCAAATTCCCCAAAGGTTTCCCATTTTGAGATATAAAAAAGAGACGTATAAACGTCTATCTCTCCTAGAAAATCTATATTTTGATTAAATATTCTTATACTAACTCTTGTATCCATATGCTACCTGTCACCGCCTCTGTAGGCTCTATTTCTTGTATGAATATGTTTCTCCATCCTAGTGCCTGTTGGTTTTCATACCACCTATCAAATTCCTCTTGAAATCCTGCTATCATATCATTAAATTCCGTCAAGTTTTTAGGTCTTATAGCCCCACAAAGTTCAGTTTTGTATCGTTCGTCTGTTACTATTAAATTTCCTGCGACTGGTACTCTTATTTGTGCTAGAGATAATTCATAGATGATGTTATCCCTTTGCAATGCGGGCACTTGAGGATTACTTCCAGCCACTCCTAACTTTTGCTCTATAGATACTTTTTTATCACTTAAATTAAGTCTGATTACAATTCTATCTATTCTATCATAGTTAAGATCCCTTGATACTTCTATTGCCTTTTCACTATCATTGTAAAAGTAAAATCCTTTAACGATAGCAAAACCAGGGGCAATATTAATATTATCCATTTCAGCACTTACACCTAGTGTCATACTCCCGTTTTCTATAGATACTCCATTTTCAAACATATTGGCATAGTATCTATTAAAATCATCTTGTCCATATTGATTAGCCCCATCAAAAAAACCTGAATACTCCATCTTACCACCTCCTATACACCTAGATATCTATTGTAGTATCGTATTTCTACACCTTTAGATATTAGTTCACTTTCTGTTGTGTACTCTATTAGATTATCCCCTACTATCAAACTAAAAAAAGTACTATCTAAATCAATATAGTTAAATGCATTGATCCTAACCCCATGGGTTTCAAGCTCTACTTTTTTATTTCCAAAGTCTGTGGTGATATATAAGGTATCATCACTTGCTAGTTCTTGTTTGATTCTTATAAACTCTCCAGTTGTAAGGTTAGTCACTTTGGGATTTAAAGCTGGACCTCTAAATATGATCTCTACAGGGGTTTCTACATCTCCTGCATTGTATATATTTTGCCTGGTTTCTCCTCTTTGCTTTAATCTAAAAGGTAGGGAGAAAGGAAAACTTAACCCTCCTATCCAGGTGGATATTTCTTGGCCAGTTTCGTATTCATCTTCCCAATATGGATTTGGACATAATATACTTATAAAATATTCTGGAATAGCCTTCCTTGTTACAGTTGGTGCTTGTTCAACTTCACATACAATCTGCTTTATTCTATTATTCCTTTCATGTATTAATTTCCCTTTTAATTTTGGATTGACTATTTTTATTAACTTCTCTCTATTATTATCTTGATCTCTTACTATGGTTCCTCCAATAGTTATATTTCTTTCTTTTAAATTACTTCCTATAATTAAAACTCCATCTTGTAACACACCTTTAGTGGTATGTATATCATTCTGTAACCCATCTAGTCCTTCAACTCTTTGTAAAATGAAAGGGCTTTTTAATGAAAATTCAATAATCTGCCCTATCTCATTTACATATATTAATCTGTCAAGTCCCATAATAATCTCACCACACTTTTAAGACATTTCTAACATAAACTTTCTGAATTCATTTTTACTTTTACGAGCTATTTCACTAGGCGTTAATGGTTCTGGAGAATAGATATTTTGGGTAATATTAATATCACTCTTTTGTTCGCTTTTGCCCTGTTCTTGGCTTTCCGAAACAGCTGCTCTTATATAGTCAAGTAGTATATCAATTGGAGCAACTGCCTCTGGTCCTGCCTCACCAACACCTTTTAGCCCTGCAGCTGTATCAAATAGAGTGGGCTTATCGAAAATAGCACCATCTGCATACCATTTTATCCCAAACTTCGGTACCTTTGGAGGTGTCAAGCTAAATTTACCTTTTATACTGATATGGGGTAATTTGAGTTTTGGCAGGCTCCAATTAAAGTCCATAAATCCTTTAATTTTATTAATTGCACTTCTAACCAAATCTCTAGCTTTATTAATTGGTCTGGATATAGCGCTCTTAATACCATTCCATATACTGGCTACCCTACTTTTAACAGAATTAAATGTATTTACAACACCATTTTTTATTCCACTTACTACATTTGATATAGCGCTTTTTATTCCATTCCACACACTAGACGTTACGCTTTTTATAGTGTTCCAGATGTTTGATATTTTTGTTCTAATTGAATTAAACACTGTACTGACAAGACTCTTAAGCGTATTCCAGATACCACTTAATACGCTTTTAATGCCATTCCATACGGTAGATGTAACTGATCTAATTGTATTCCATATGGTCGATATTACCTTTTTAATGCCATTGAAGACTGTACTTACTATAATTTTTATACCATTCCATAAATTAGATAAGAAGTTTTTAATTCCATTCCATACGGTAGACGTAACACTCTTAATTCCATTCCAGATTGTGCTTATAATATTCTTTACATTGTTAAATACCCCAATTGCAAGGGCTTTGATTGAGTTCCACTTTCCCCCTAGCCAACTCGTAATACTATTCCAGATATTTAATGCTGTGGCCTTAATAGATTGCCAGGTCTGACTGAAGAAATCTTTAATAGCTGTCCATATCTCTAATGCTTTTGCTTTTACAGTGTCCCAATTCTTATACAGGAGAACCCCTATTGCTATTAAAGCCCCTATTGCAAGTATTACTAATGTGATAGGGCTTGTGAGAAAACTAAGTACAGCACTGAACCCTCCAGTAGCTATTGTGGCTATTTTTGTAGCTACTGCATGTGCTTTTTCTGCAACTGTCAAAGCTGTTACTCCTATTGCTGTAGTTATTAGGCTAGCATTATAAGCGACTAAAGCTATCCCAAGTGTGCCTAAAGCTATTCCTATCATAGTCAGCATAGTTTTGTTTTCACTTGCCCAAGTAGTAAATTGTTGAACTTTTTCTCCTGCAGTCTGTAACCCACCAGCAACCGTTTGTAACGCACCAGTAACAGTTTGCAATCCTTGAATAACCACTCCAAGTATTGGTTCACCTACAACTGCCTTAAAATCTGTCCAGGCTTGTTTCATGTTTCCTACTTGGTTTTCATAGCCTTCCGATTCTCTACTTGCTTGTCCTGTGGCTCCTGCTGCTTCTTGCATAGCAGTAGCAAATTGTAATCTTGCAACTTGCTTTCCTGCTTCGTCAAGATTTTTCCAATCTACCCCAAGATTTTTAGATGCCCAGGATGCCATTTGGGTTTCGTTGGCGAAGAGTCCTATACTTTCTCCACCTTCATAATTCCCTTTTATGAAGGAGGTTAGAGCACTATTAGCTTCTTCATAGGACTTATCATAGAAAGCGGCAGCATCAGCGGCTGCAGTAACTGCTATTTCTGCTTGCCCCATAGCTTCCTCCGTGGAAAGTCCAAGCCCTTTAAACATAGAAGTAGTAGTGGTAAAGGATGGTTTAATTCTGTTTGGTAACATACCAAATTTTTTACCCATTCTTTCTATAGTGCTTTGTGCCTGGTTGCCCAAATTTCCAAAAACCTGTTCAAATTGAGCTTGAATAGCTCTAGCACTAGCAGCCGCCTCTATAGAAGCCTTTCCAAACTGTATCAATTTTCCTGCGGCAAAGGCAGCTCCTATAGCTTTAGCTGCCTTTTTGAAAAAGTCTGAGATTTTATTGCTAGAGCCCTTTGCCTTTTCTGTTGTTTCATCAATTCCATCATTGGCTTCTTTATTATTAAGGCCAATGGTACCAAAGAGTCTAAATATTTCTCCTATTTTTTACACCCCCAATCCTTAGGATGTTTTGTGCTTTCTGTATTGCTTTTCCCTCATCTTCTTTTGTAAAGACTTGTTTCTTTTTACTAATTGATTTTAAATATTTCTTTTTAAATTTCTCAAAATTATTAGGAAACTCAGTATCTTTATGTAGCCATATTTCCCATAAATCTTTTTCTTTTTCTGCATCAACAAGATACAATAAAAAATCCATTAGGTCCTTCATTGAGTATGTTCTTAATATACCTAATGGATTTGCGTATCTTGTAAATAAAATATCTTTTATCTTATGCTCCCCTACTGCATCAGAGAAGCGATAGATGTAAAAAAATCCTTTAATTCTGGTTTCTTAAAAAAGGATACTATTAAACTAGTATAATCTTTAAGTCCCAACTCTTTTACTTCCTTCAACGATACACCACATAAATCGGCGAGCAACTTGTTTATATCCTCTTTTACATTAGTGATATTCAATAAAACTGTTTGTAAAAGATTAGCCATAATTTCCATGCCACGTTTTTCAGTTTCTTTTTCCCTCTCTATTCGTTCCTTTTCCAATCTTTCAAGCTCTACTTTTGTAGGCTCTTTCTTTTTATGATCCTGTGGCTCTTTTAATGGATTAATTTCATTTTCAGCCTGTTCTTCAAATAACTTTACAAAATCATCTTTAATATCTAGCTTCCCAATCATCGTCAATAACGGAAATAAATCATCCCCGCGCAATTCTCTCATTTCTAACATAGATTACACCCCCTCTGGCGCAGGTTCCCCTGGTGTAGATTCCCCAGGATAAAAAATTCTCCAGGGTAATTCTTCATTTTCAATTTGTTCATCACTTGCATGAGCTTCAAAGGTCATTGCAATTACCGCCTCTGCCTTATCTGCATTTTCTTGCTCTAGTGGGCTTGTTACAAAGGTATTATCCAGAATAATGATTACTGGTTCTTTTGTTCCGGATAGTGTACCCACATAGGCGATATTATCATCAAAATCAGAATCCTCTACATGGAGTTTAGATTCAATGACCTTATATCCTGCTGGTGCTTCTTCAGGCAATGCTTCACGAATTGTACCATTAATAGCACGTCTATAATTTTCAGCAGTTAATTCTTTTACATTGGCTTCTAATGATGCCATAGCGGTTTCTAGTACCTTTCCGCCTTTGACGTTTACTTTAACCCCGTCTACTTCAATTTGCCTATAAGTTTGTTCAATGGTAAGGGTACTTCCCTCTGCAGTTGCCCCTAATAGGGTACCGTTCCAGTCTGTACCGTCATATTTTAAATTTCTATAAATAGCCCCAGCATCTAATACATAATGTTTTGATGTCGAACTTGTATATCCAGATTTTCTTATTGCCATTATTTATTCCTCCAATCTACTTTACAATAAAATTGTAAATTTCTTCTTTTAATTGTGTCATCCCCAGTTGGAATTTTTGTTGAACGCAAAAAGTTGAAACGTAATAATAAATCATCAGTCAGTATGATTAAATCCTTGAAATGCGATTTTAATTTACTTTCTAGGTTAAAAATATTTGTATAGCTTGAATAGTTATCAAATATATCCACATCAATATAAAAGCCTTCTACATGGTCCTCTATAGCCTCAGAATCAAGATCAAAGGTCAGATATGGATAGATTACTGTTTTTTTTCTATTTTTCTCATAATAACTTTCAGGCAGTATTACCCTGAATTGGTTTATTAATTCATTCAAAAAATTAATCATCTATTTTTCTCCTTTAAAAGAGGACTTAAATTTCCCACCAATAATTTGTTCAATCTCTTTTTTGTTTCTTCTAAAAGCTGGTCTTAAAAAGGGTTGTGGATCTTGCCCCCAAGTAAAAAACCATTCACCGCTAGAATCTTTATAAACCCAACCACCTTTTCGACCCGCTCCATTCTCTGCGAACTCACCAGTCAGAATTCGTTGTTATCGTTAGGCTTTTTATCCTAACTTCTTACAGTCACCTGTAAGCTCGGCGTACATTTTCGACCAATGCAAAAAAGCGACAAGCTTTTTGCTGGTCGCCGGACACTCTTGGAGGGATTATATTTATTCACCCTCTACGCTCTACACTGCTTGCTAGCCTTTCGCAATCTAACAAGTTAGCACGGTGTTATCTTTTCAAGACACGTTTCAAAGGTCTAATCAATTTTTCTCCTCTATTACCATGATTGTATCTTCTTCTAATGGTCTCGTATTTAAATCCATATTTTTCGGCAATTTCTGCAATGGTTAATATTTCACCGTTGACTTCTGCAATTAAATTATTTCGTTTATTGTTGCTTTGATTTTTAGGAGTGGACCATCTGCAATTTTCAGGTGAATAATCTTTGTTATTATCAATTCTATCAATGGTCAGAGAATCATTATAGCCGTTTTCAAGTGACCATTTCATAAAACTTTCAACGCTATTCACCCATTCATCACACATACCTATTCCCCTTGCGCCATAATGCTTATAAGAATCATGGTTTTTATCATAACATCTTTGTTTTATTCCAAAATACTCTTTGTAAAGCCTAGTTTTAGACATTCCGTGTGTGAAGTGCTTAGTTATTAAATTCTTTTTATCCTGTTCTTTTTTTAAGCACCCACATGATGATGTGTTTCCACTCTTTAACATGTCTACTCTGTAGAATTTTCTGTTTCCGCACTCGCAAACACATTCAACATATCTTTTTTTATTTTTCACATATGATTCTGTGTCTAAAACTGTTAATCTGCCAAACCTTTTCCCAAACAAGTCATCTATATTCTTAACCTTTGTAAACTGTCCTTTTGAGTTTCTGTTCATAATATCGCCCCTTTAGTATATTTTACCATACTCGACGTATTATTCAAAACTCAAAACAAAAGATTTTCACCGTTTTCGCCCGGTTTTAATACGGCACTGGATTTTTACCGTATTCTACATAAATTGCATATTCTAAATCTGAACCAACTACACCGACAACATCTTCATTCTGTTGTCTAACTTGATGGTCTATGGAATCCCTTAAAAGACCTGTTTGAACAGGTGATAATGCCTTAGCTCTTGCCTCTAATACCAAAAGTGCAGCCTCCATTGCTTCTTCCGATACACTAGATATTTGCTTTTTTACTTTTTTAGATTTATCCTCGAATTTCCATCCTTTAGCCATCTAAAACACCACCAAACTTGCAATAAATTTCGTTATGATGATGCATTCCCATCGGATCATCACTATAGGTAATTGTGTAAAATCGCTTATCTTCGTCCACTACGCGCATCTTGTCAGTAATACCTTCCGTATATTCAGGAATGATTAAAAGGTGTGTAGATTGCTCAATTATGGCGTTCTGGATGGAATTTAGGTCGGTACCTGTTACTAAGTCGAGATAACCTTGAACCTTTTTAAACAAGGTCCAGTCCTCAATATATCCGCCAATGCCATCATCTTTCTGCACCATATGCTGAATTATAAAAGTATTCATTCTACCACCTCAATTTCTTATATTTATTTAAGAATTTCATCAGGCTAGCAGGGTATCCTTCTATACTTTCAGCAGAGTTTACATCATAGTAGGTAGTAGACATTCTAGAGATAGACTCTGATTTAATCCCTAGTTTATCCCCCATTTTTAAATCATATTTAATAAGATTTATTACTCCGTCTACAATATCAAATGGATATACAACCTTAGTAATCATTACCTGTAGGCTTTGCTCATACTCTAGTGTATGGTCCATAGTAATACTATTGCTATCCACCTCAGTAGTCGTATATAATCCATCATTCAGAGGACTGCCTACCACTTCTATGGTATTACCTACCCTGAAACCTTCTAGGTCAAAGGACGCTCCCATAATTTTATTATTTTCAAATAGAAAATTCCCCTTTACCCTTACTCTGGTATCAAGGAATTTATTATTAGTATAGTTTCTTATCATTGGTTCAAAGGATTTTAACTTATGCTCTATATAGGCATCCTTTGAAGTATCTGTAATCCCTAAAATTCCTTTTACATTTTCAAGTGTAGCAATCATATTATCACCACTCCATTAACAAAAGGGTAGCCTATTTGCTACCCCGCTTAGACTTCTCTTTCTTTTCAGGCTCCTTAATTTCTTTAAATCCCTTAGCAATTAATTTGGCTTTGTCTTTTTCCTCTTTTACATACTTAATTTCATTTAACCTTTGCAGCTTAAACATCTATATCCCTCCTATGCTTCTGGCTCTAAAGCTTCTTTGATGTTTACAACAATATTATTAAATTGATTATCAGCAATCCATAAATCATGGTATTTTCTATAATCAATCTTCCATGCATCTGCCTTTTGGTTAGTTGCTGGCTCAAAGATTCTAGGATTATCAGTTTTAGATACTGCAATAGGAGTATTTCTAGGACAAATAATCCAGTTAATATTCTTAGCTGCTGCATCAGGAGCAAAACCCCCTGTAGTCTGTCCGCTGGTTGTCCCATCATTGAATACATATAAGGTCTTCATCCTAGAGGAAGGTACCTTAATGATAGGGTTTCCATCAATTCCTTTTACGGAGGTTTTTACATCCCCCTGGTTAAACTCAACAACATTCAACTGCTTTGCTAACTCTGTAGAGTTTTCTAAAATAGCAGCAATTTGCATATTTAAAGTAATCACTAATGGTACTTCTCCAGCAATATCATAAATCTTGTAAACATCTTCCTTAAGTTTAGTAAGTACATTTGCTGCAGTTGGAGCATATCCATAAGTAGCTTTCCCTTTACCATCTGCTAGAGCTGCAATTTTAGAGTATCTATAAGCGTCAATCTCTGGAATAACCTTAGTTCTTTGGAATTCTCCCATTACTGCCCCAGCAGTAGCTACAAAGTTCGTTTCATCTACATCCATTCTGTCAAGTTGGAAGGTTCTACCTCTATCCTGGGTCAAAGTCATAGTTTGGTACTCTAAAGATACAGAACCCTGGACAAATCCATTATCCCTATCATAATCTCCCATACCATCCATGGAAATTTTGGGAATTTTTACCTCATTTCCTCCACTATATTTTACTAAGTTAGAATTTAGTTCCATCCATCCAGAAGTAGCATTTGCTACTACTTGTTTATCTAATTCTGTTTGAAAGATCTTTGCATATTCTAAAGTATTAATAGGCATTATTTATCATCCTTTCTAAATTAAAATTTGTTTAATGCATTAGAGAAAACAGATGCAATATCATCTTCTCCATTGCCAGGTTCTCCCCCTGGCAGTTTATTGTCTATAATCTTCTTGTCATTCTTTGGCGGTTCATCTGCCTTAAAGAAGGTTGGGTTGTTTTCTTTGGATTGTTTAATAATATTGTCTAAGTCCTTTATGTTCCCTTCCTTGTCCATTTCAAACTTATCAAGACCACCATACTTAAATACAAGATAATCGGCATCTGTGGCTCCTGCTTTTTCAAGAGCAGTTTTAACAATAGATTCTTTTTCTTTTCTTTCTGCTTCCGTTTTTAGATCAGAAATCGTCTTTTCATGCTCCTTAATGGTATTTTGAAGTGTTTCATTATCAGCATTATTTTTCTTTAAATCTTCAATGGTCTTATTTGCAGTTTTCAACTGGCCACTTAGGTCATTATATTTATCCTTTGGTACTGCATTCTTTGGGAATTCTTCATTAATTTCCTTGATAGCGGCATCCATGTCAATGGTACCATTTTCCTTTTTATGCTTTTCTAAAATCTTCTTTATCCATTCCATTAACAATCATCCTCCATATACTTTTTTATACTGGTTAGTACCAGTATGGGGTACGTTTCTTTATGCTCTAACCTTTAAAAAGAGCAAAATAAAAAGACCTTTTTATGTCTTGCCTAGGACAAGCCTTTTAACGTTAAGACCAACGAGATATAAGGATCACCCCTCTATAGTAAACTTTTAATAACAATCTATTTATCCACTTCACTATCCACCGTTTTATCAATCTCACCTCCTGTACAACTTCCACTACATTTATACTTTTTATTAAGTGCGTGCAATTCCTTTTGCATAGCTTTTAGTTGTTCTATTAATGCCCTTTCAAACTGTGTCATTGCCATATTTTACACCCCCTCTCCCTAAAATAGGTATAAAAATAGCACCTAACCTTTTTAACTAGTTAAATGCTTAATTTAAAACTGTTATTTTCTTTATTTCATATTCAAATACTGAAAATTCCCCACCTACATCAAAATAATCTGTAGATTGTAAGGCCTTCACATAAATATACGCCCCACCATAATTTCCATTATCATCAGGTTCGTTGTCCAACTCAGATGTATAATCTAAAACGTGTACTTGTAATTCTTTATTATCAGTACATATAATTTTTACATCTTTACCTATTGTATCTAGTAATGTCACTATTCAACTCCTCCCCTTAAACGGAACAATATGCGTTCTTTTTTTCGAATGGTGAATTTTAATACCTCTTACAGGCATTCTATTTAACTGGTCATATCCTATAATATTGTCAGTTATAATTGTTTCCTTGTTTGTTCGCTTACCCCTTGAATCTCTTTCAATGGTACCAGTTCCAGCATATTTATCAAACAACTCTTGAACATCCATATTATCATAGAAATAACTTTTACCTTCTGTTCTTGTTGATTCTATATGTGCTGCTTGCTTTTCTGGATTGATAACTTTACCATATCTCCCATCTTTCAACCTTGATTTAACAAAATAATGATCTTGAATGGATTGCCATTCTTTACTATTATTATATTTCAATTCCTGAAAATCATCCAGTGTTTTTGGAACTTCTTTGCCCAGAATCTTTTTATATCTTTCAAATTGGTTACTATCACTAGATTTATTTTTAACTTTTTTCTCTTCTATATTCCAACGTTTTTCTCCTATATCTTTAATTTTATCTTTTTTCCATTCTTCATAATTTTTATATTTAATTATTCCCTTTGTCTCATTGTCTTTCCTAAGTTCTGGTGATATTCCATTTACAACAGCTACAGTCGTACATCTGCAGTTTATATCTTCCCTGGGGACACCAAATAACCTAGGTCCTTGAGCTCTATTTCCATTTGGAGATACAAACTCTTCATCCACTCCTACTATTTGTCCGTCTAATTTCTGGTGTGAATGTCTAGTTTTCTTATCTAAAGTAGACATCCATTGTTTTTGTATATTAACACCTTTATTTTTTGCTTCTTCATAGGCCCTTTGTTTAGCAGTAGATTGGGTTCTTCCTCCCTCTGTCCTTGCAATCCTAAGAGCTCTTTTATAGGCAGCCTCTGTTTGTTCTTCTATTCTCTTAGCTATCTTTCTATACCCATCCCCATTTATAGCCCCTTGTTGTAGTTCCAAGGTAGCCACTTCTGCAAGAAATGTGGTATTGTCATATAGCCTTTGTGAGAAGAGTTTTCCGTTTACCGGAGTGTTTACTATGGTTTCTATATATCTTTGATTTAAGATTGGAAAATCAATCTGTATATTCTCTGCACCTTCTAATGCATACCAGGTACCATAATAACCGCCCTGAGCTTGATTGCTTGCATAGTTTTCTATTTCTTTATTTACCTTACTATAAGTACCATCCAGTATCTTTTCTATTTCATTAGCTACTTTTAAAATTCTCTCAACCTCTAGTTTTTTAGAGAAGGAAAGAGTCTCATATTCATCTATATAGATTTTTACTTTCTTTTTTATATCTATAAGGGCTTCTCTATAGAAATTGAATAGCTTTCTATCTATTTTCCTTTCATGGTCTAGGGATATTTTCTCTAATTCCTTATTCCACTTGTCCAGCTGGTTCATTTAGATCATCCTCCACTGGATCTGTTCCTTCTGCTAACCCTGGCGTATAGTCCTGCTCTTCAATCAATTGTTGCACCTCTTCAAAGTCAAGTCCAAATTCCTCACAGATTAACTTTAATACACTTTCATCATCTAATCTTGGAGCAGCCGCCAATATAGTTTCTATTTTTATTTGTTTTGTTTCTGCCTCTATTTTTTCATTCGCAACTATATCATTTTCATTTACCATGGTTTCTCTCACTATGTTTATTTCTAGATCCCTATAATCATATGCAGTACCATACCTAGAATTAATATCATCCACTATAATTTTAAGAAGTTGCCTAACAAGTTTCCTTAGTCTCATTTCTGTTTTATTGCATTTAAGGTCCAATAAGGAGTATCTGGATTTTATAACTACATTTGTTATATTCCCATCACCTATTTGACTACTATCAAAGCCCATACCAAATTTATAGATAGCTTCTTTATCAAGGTCAAGCTTTGTTTTTCTCGCTTCTACTGGAATATCTATGGTCTTAACATCAATTCCACCATTTTCGGATACTCCTACTGTTTTTTTAGTCTTAAGGTTTTTAGTAAGAGTATCTAAATTATCCCCAGGATATCCTTTTACAACATAGATAGCCTCTTGAAAATCCTGAAGGTTATTGGATAGACTACACGCCATTAAATCGTAATCATCTATTATGCTTTTGATTGGTTCTAAGTCTGTCTTTTCATACTTATTATTCTGCAACTTGAAAAAGGGAATAAAGCCTAACCCTCCACCGTCGTAAAGAGCTTTATCATCTTCCAAAACAATATGGGGCTTAGGATTAGGCTTTACGGTATCATCAAACTTAAATTTTGTCTTATCAATGGTTTCTGTGTAATAGGTTGTGTCCTTATCGGTCCACACCTCTGCCCTTGTGATCTTAACCTCTTTATCTTCCTTATCCCTAACAGTAGTTTTATAATATCTTAAAATACCAATTAATTTAGACTTATCAACATCATCATATATTGGTACTACTCCTAAACTATCGGCTACTTGAAAATCAATCTTTCCTTCAGAGTTCTTATAGGCATATACATATTCAAAACCTTTATTACTGGCTCCTTCTATGGCATCTTGTAATACTTCTTGAAAATCTTCGTTGATATATTCTTTTAGGTATTCCTGCAGTTGTTCATCCTCTGTGGCTATTTCTAAAGGGTTAGATAATAGGTATTGAACCTTCTGGTCTACTAATTCCGTATGAAACTGGTGCTGAATCTTTATGTTAGACTTAAATTTATCCTCTCTTAGCACTCCATCAGAATCAAAATAAAAAAGCCTATAGTCCAGGATATCATGCTCACCCTTGTAGTAACGTATCCCTTCTAAGGCTTTCTTTTTAGTACTCGATTGTCTATCTGTTTTTATCGCTTTTTCTATTGCTTTAGCTGCTACTTCTTTATTTTCTGAAAGTACATCCTTTAACATTTATTACCTCCTATTTTGATTTCTTTTACCCGATATATGGTAAAATATTGTTGACCCTGAACACCTTCTCCTAATTCATAATGAAGGGAGGTGATACTATGACAAAAGAAGAAATTGCTTTGCAACTTACACTAAAATCTATTGAAAGACTTGTTATCTATAATGATGGTGCTACAAAATCTTCTACAAATATTAATCTTTCAAAAGATGTCGCGGATATATATAATTACATTCTTGAAAATATCAATGCTTATAAATAATTTATTTGATTCTTTGCTATCTCAACCATAGCTAATGAAATTGCTACCAATTGTTCAGGGTCACATTTATAGTCATTACTTACTTCCGCCAATAACTCTAATTGTTCCTTCATAATTTGATCTACATTTTTATTTTGTTTTTGTTTCATCTCTCTCACCTCCTATACTAGCCATTTGCTATGTTTCATCTCATCCTCTAAGCTATATCGGTTTGCGTCAATACTGTGATTATTTTTATCCGGATAAGTACCCTTCAGATTACCATTACCGTCCTTTTCAATCTCGTAAGTACTAAACTCTCTAGCTGTATTCGGGCAACGTTCGGGATCTATAATAATTTCATTCAAATCTTGCAGCCACTTTATCCCATGTTCTACGCTTCCCGGTCCTTTCTTAGCTCCAACTACCCGTAAGCCTAAATCGTTAAATTCTGCAATTGTTCGAGGTTCCGCAGAATCTGCCGTTATCCATCCATTTAACTTGTTTATTTTCTTGATTTTTTCAACGGCTACACTGTTTTTCAGTCCAACTTGATGAATTTCGGCAAAAATAAAAAGCCGTTTCCGGGCTTTATCATAGTAATTCTCTGTATAGTGCAAAGGATCTGCAGCAAAACCAAAGTCAAGACCTCGTCTGATTTTGTCAAATCTAGCAATCTCATCATCAGTAATTCTTCTTTGCGTAACATTCGTAAATACTTCTGCTCCGGTGCCGGTGACAATTCCTAAGTATTCATGTTCATACTTTTTAGGATTGGTTTTCTTTAAATGCTCGGCGTCATTTATAAACTGTTCGCCTAGCCATTCTTTAGGTACTGTTCGATAATCACTCGAATGTACTAATGTGTCTTTCCGTAGTTTCTGCTGTTCTACCTCACTGTTTACCCAATTGTTTTGGGATTGAGGCGGGTTATACGTATAAAACACTTGAATATCAGGACCGCCACGAACTAATGTTTGATTAATGGTCCGGATATCAGACATGCCGGAAAACTCGTCAGTTTCTTCATACCAAATAAACTTAGCATATCCGCGTCGAAACTTACTGGATTTAACTTTTTTCGGTTTATCTGCACCTTTAAAGACTATCTTCTGGCCGGTTGGTTTATAAGTAATACTCAATGGATTTAATGATTCGTGCCATAAATGAGCAACTCTCAGCTTGTCAATTGCCCATAGCATTTGTTCATAAACCGATTCTCTAAGTGTTTCCTTCACCTTTCTCAGGATAACTGCATTAGCGTCAGGATCCTCCATCATTCCTTTAATGATTTCAATGGAAACAAATGAGGACTTAGTAGATCCACGGCCACCTTTTAACCAGTAATGACTATATTTATTTTTCTTTATTGCGTGGTGTACTTCATAAAATGACGGAGCAATGAGGGATGTCAGCTTAACTTCCATCATCATCACTTCTAGGAATGTCATCTACAATTTTGACAACATCCATAGAACCGTTTATTTCAAGCTTATCTTTAAACAGACCTAGATGTTTTCCTAACAGTTCTAAGGCTCTGTTTTTATCATAAAGCTTTACTTCCCTTTCTACAATATTGCCATCGTTAGTTGGTATAGTTTTTACCTTTACAGATGATATAGTAGCCAAGTCATCTTCAGATGCATCTTCTAACACTGTTGCTTCATTAAAATTTATAAGCTTTCCCGGATTCACAAGTCCTATCCTTGCAAGCTCCATGATAACCCTTTCAGCATTTATTCCAGTACGTTTTGATCTTTCTGCCATAGCTTTGTCTATACGCGCGCGTATCTCAGGTTTTTTTAGGTTTTCACTTCCTATTGCTCCTGCTGTAGCTGGACTATACCCAGCTCTAATAGCTGCTTGAGTAGCATTAAGGTCTATTAAATATTCTTCTATAAAACGTTTCTGTTTAGCTGTTAATCTCGCCATACCACCACCCCATTTTTCTGCACTAAAAAAGACACCCATAAGAGTGTCTTTATGTATTTATTAATTTATACTCTATTTGCTTTATTTTGGTAAATTATCAATAGCATAACTTGCTTCTTCTTCTGTAAATTGCTCCCCATGTTCAGATGTTAATTGATCATATATAGCATCTGGTGACATAGCCATATCGTCTTGATATGTTATCGCTTTTTGCAAGGCATTTTCTTTCCAATCAGCCTCTATATTATCTACAGCATATTGAGCCGCTTCTTTGGAAAAGTTTTCCCCGTGCTCGGATGTGAGCTGGTCATATAAGCCAGCTTTTGACATATACATATCATTAGCGTATGCATCTGCCTTTTTAAGTGCCGACTGATATTCTTTAGGTATGTCTTTTTGGGCATCTTCGGACGATTCTTCTACAGGTTCCTCTGTTTCTTCTCCTTGTCCCTCTGAAGTTTCATTTTCAACATTTGCAGTTTGCTCTGTTTTCTGTACAGAGTTATCTGTATCATCTTCTCCACCGCCGCCTATAGCAACGATTAATACAACCACCACAATAGCAATAAACCACCATTTTTTGTAAAATGGTTTCTTTTGTTTTTCATTCATACAATCCCTCCTTGCATTTATTATATCTAACAAGGAAACATTTTACAATAAAAAATTAATCCCCAGGGCTGCGAATCAGTCTCCTGGGGAAAGGAGGTCTTATAAGAAAAGCACCCCTCTTGGAGTGCCTTAACATAAATTTCCTTATTATCATATTAGCACATCTAAAGTCAAAAAACTGTACACTTTTTTTCCAAATTCTAAATTGCCTTTAAGGCATCTATACCAAATAGCCTTACAGCAAATTTTCTAATTGCCTTCGCCTCTAATGTATAAATACTAGTCCTACTGCTATATCCTATTTCCTCTGCTATTTTCTCCTTAGGTGTTCTTTCTATATGCCACTTTCTAAGTACTTGTCCATAATACTTATATCCTTTTTCTAGATCATCTAATAGGTCATCTATTTCTTTAAGTTTCTTTGAGGTTTCTTCTCTACTATTAATTAGCTTTTGCAATTTAAACAATATATTTATAGCTTCATCTTGTCCTGCACCTCCACTTACTTTTTCGGAGCTATAAGCTATCGCACTTATCTCTTTTGGTCCTGTTTTCCTTATAAGTCTCGATATTTCTTTATCCATATTTTCAAGCGATCTATACATATCACCATAATACTTAAGATAATGCCTAGCTTCTTTTATGTAATTCATGTTAGTCCCCCTTACCTGTATTCCTTTTTAGTCCTCTTATCTCTCAATGCAATTCGCCCTACAAGCTCAAAATCTTTGCCCTCTAAGACTTTTTTTATCTCTCTAATAGTTTTATATACCTCATTACTTCTTTTTCGTTCTAGGGCTAATTTCTTAGCCCTCTCTGTATGGTTTTCTTTTTCTATCACTTGTGCCAGTGTCGGATCATAGTAACCTTCTTGATTCATCCAATACTTATCCATTTGATCCCCCTTTTTAAATTTCTATTATTGCCACTTCAACTCTTGGTTCTTCCGAATAATATTTTTCGATACTTGCCGATACTATTTGCTTATCATCTTGATAGGCTATTTCATTTAAGGCATCTGTCACACACTTCATAATATTGTCCAGGTCAGGTTTTTTAGTTGGTCTAATACATTTATCTACCATCAATGTTTTTTTCTTCTTAGAAGTAGATTTTGGGATTTTGAAGTATGCTTTTATATTTATCTTTAATTCTCCTTCTAGTAAGGTTTGTCCATGCTTCATAAAATATAGTTCTTTTACTAACGTTTCATAATTCTTTGTCTTTTCTGGAGTATATGTTCCCCATTTAGTTACCCTAGGGCGCCCCTTTGCAACAGGTTCTCCTGGGATAATCAATTTGATCATTGCCCAACCCCCCTTTTTTGCATATTATTACTAAAATGTGCAATAGCAATTTTAGTAATAATTCTTTTTTGCCCACTGCCTAAACGTATCTATTTTGCATATCCTTGGGAGTCCTGTTCCGTCTTCATACTTTACATTTACATTTTCTTCTCCTTCTCCTTCTAATATTGCTAATACAGTTCTCCAGTGACCTCTGAAATTTTTATATGTTTTTCCTACAATTATTTCTAATGGCTTAGATTTCTTCATTTTATTTCTCCTCCTTCTTTCTTTTTTTTCTTTCTTTGGTGCTTCATAATTCCAAAACCTTAGCCTACAAATTAAACATCTATAGTGATATTCCGTTGGTTCAATCCCGACTGATTTTGCAATATATATTCTTGCTTTGTGTTTAGTGATTTTCTCGCACAATCGTTGCCATAGATTCATCCTCATTCTCCCTCCTTTAGATTTTCTTCATACTGCGAATTATTGCAGAATATGCAATAGTTCAGTTTTTGATTATTGTCCATCTTCACCCTCCCAATCCAACTTTTGCCCACAATTCGAACAATATATTGGTTTTATACTCGTTGTATATATTCTCTTTTTGCATACTCCACAATGCCACCCATCTATTTTGTAAGGTTTTTCAGGGATCTGCTTTTCTACTGCAATAAGCATAGTTTCTAAAATAGGTTTTTCTAACTTTAGGGTTTCCCATTCCTTTAATGGTTTCCCGTCAAACTCCATTAAAGCATTAGATATTTTTTCTCGCAAATATTCAAAGCGTAATTCTTCTAAACCAACAAATCTATCTTCTTTAAACATTTTTTACCCTCCTCTACCCTCTTAACCTATAATTTAGTTCTTTCCCCTCAAATTGGATTATTTTACCCTTACACATTTCAACGATTCTGCTCCCAATAGCCTCGTCATAGTAGACTAAGTCGTTAATTTTGTACTCACTTGATACGATTATTGGTAAGCACTTAAAATATCTATGATTGATTATTTCGAACATGATATTTCTATCACTGTCTGTTATCTTGCCTTTGAATAGATCATCTACCAATAGCACAGGAGCCTCTTTAAATTTTGATAATTGATTTTGATAATATTCTGTATCTAGCATATTTTGCTTTAGCTTTGGTATCTCTTCTCTGTACTGCATATATAAGACTGCTATTCTTTTCTCCATTAAAGCATTCGCTATTGCCATTGTTAAATGAGTTTTCCCTGAGCCTACTTGTCCTAAAAAAGCGATTGAATTTCTGCGTTCATTCTTAAATTCTTCAAAACCTTCTACGTACTCCATTGCTGCTTTTTTAGCCCCAATGATTATTTTCGGTTTTCTATTCGTCTTATAGTTTTCAAAAGTCATATTCCTGAATTCTTCGGATATTCCTGATTTTTTAAGTATCTCTTTATATCTCTTAACAAGCATGCATTCGCATTGAACGGCTCTATTATTCTCTTTATCTATAATGAATCCTACGTCATGGCATTTTTCACATTCATATTTAGGTGCCGCTGTTGACGAGGTATGAGTAGTCGATTTTTTCATGTTCTGGATCTTTTCTAGGATATCTCCCATTGCTTCCATGTTTTTCTCTCCCTTCTGATGATAGGGTCATTCCCCCATTGGTTTTCCAGTTATTTAGAATCCCTTCAACATATTTTTTAGTCCGTTTTCCGTTTTTATCTGCCTCAAGCAGTGCATTTTTAACCCATTCAAATCCATACTCTTCCAGGTTATCTTTTATCCAATCAGCAGTTAATGCATTAGGTTGCCCTATGCATTGCTGATATAATTCCGCAACTATAGAAAATTCACTTCTTGTTTTTTTAGTGGCGGTTGTTTCATCTTCTGCTGTATTATTACTACTACTATATTTACTTTTCTTTACTTTACTTTCCTTTTCTTTTCTTTGTGTACTCTTGCTATCATTAATTGAATTAATGTTGACATTAACTAAGTTATTGTACTCATTTTCTAAATCTACTAATAAATATTCTGAAATAAGATCAATAGCTTTTCTCCTACTAACAACCTCTAAATATCTTTTTTGAATTCCTCTAGATGTTAAAATCCTGTATTTTTTAAATATATCCTTGTTAAATAAGCCAACTTGAGTTGCTTTATTCACAACCTCCAATACTGCGCCCTCGCTAGCCCCAACTTCGTCAGCAACTAGAAAAGTCATATCATTGTCCCACACAACATAGTACCCCTCATCACGATAGATACTAGATAGCAGGCTGATTAGTATTGCTATAGATTGGATACCGCATGCTCTCATAATTTTTCTAACCTTTATATCTTGCAGGAAGTCAATATCTAATGGATAATAATCTAAACCCTTTTTAGTAGGTCTCGCCATCTAAGTTTTTCACCTGCCTTTGTATAAAAAGACTTAACTTGGTAATACTAATATCAAGAGCGGTCTTTAGATCCCCCTTTTGACCGCTGGATACATAGATAAGGTGGTGTTGGTTAGGGGACCGCCCACCTTATTTATTTTTGTTATTCCTGTTCTTTCTGTTCTTCTTGTACTTCCCATTCGGTATCGACAAAACTATCTTCTGTTGGCATCTCTGTCATATCTTCTTTGATTTCATGTTTAATGGTTTCGTCTTGAGATAATCCTCTCAATAATTCCACACTAACTGGTAGATATTTCATAAGCTGCTTAATAACTGTTTTCTTAGCCATGGCATCATATTCTGTATTCCAAGGACTGTATTTACTATTAGCCGCCTTAGAATACTTATCTCTAATACGATTTACGTCTGCCTTACTCATTACCGTAAAAGCATGCCCTCCATCTTTTAAAGTTGCATAGGCATAGTAGCAATACACTTCCCCTCTATCTCCTCTTATATTGGGTTTGTGAGACAAGTTTTCGTTGAGACCATATTGGAATTCGAATTCATCATTTTCATGGACTGCATGGGCTGTGATGGAGAGTATCTGCCCAGATCTTCTTGCTAATTCAATCAATCCCTTATACCCGATTTGAAACTGGACTTCTTTCCCATAAGGAATAAGATAAGATTGTCCTAACATTCCTGGTTCTAGCCCTAGTTGACTAGACTGCATAAGTGCTGCTATAAAGCTTTTAGGGTCACATTTTAGTAATGCTGGATTGGTCCTTAATTGTGTAAGTGCTATTCTAGTAAACCTTTCTGCTCCACCGTTCTTTCTTAAAAAATCAGGCAATGCTCTCTCTATCTCCGGGGTCATTTGGTTTATTACATCAAATACTGTTTTTTTCTTTTTAGGTTCTGCTCCATTTGCCTTTTTCGCTAATTGATTTTTAAGATCTACTTGCTGTTGATTCGCCATTTTTTTTATTCCTCCTTAAAATTATTTAATAGTAAATCTCCTGCTTTTAGACTCTTTGCAATACTGCTTAAAAATTTCAGGTTTTTCTTTTTTTAATTTCTTTGAGTCTATCCGATTAAATACTACTGTTTTCCAGGTAACCTTTCGTTCTCCGATACGGGCTATCTCCGCATCTTCCATAAGGTTTTTAATAGTTTGTTCTACTTCTTTTTTCTGCTGGTCTAACTCCTTAATATCTTCTTTTATCCTGTCTAAATTCTTTAGATCGTCCTCTAAGGTATCTAAATGTATTTCCTTTTCAGGCTCACTCTCAGGGTAGAGATAACTTAAAATATTATCTGCATCTGCTGATCCATCCATAGGTGGTGGGGTGTTCTCCTGGACCATTTGCCAAAAGTCCGACTCAATCTTTATCAGATAGTCGATTAGCTCATCATCCCGATTGATTTTCTTATAGAGAAATTTATTACCTCCGATTAATACTGCAATATAGGCTTCTTGAAAGTCTGTAACTGCTAGGTAGTGTTGTACCTGCAGGTAATAATGGTTTGGTATCTTATCCCCTTCCCATTGGTCCTTGGAGTATTCGTTCGTGGTTTTACATTCTAATATCCCGGCGACATGTCCATCTTTTATGTAGATACGGTCCACATTCGCTAACATAAATTCATGTTCTGGATGCTGATACATTGCATTTCTTCTTTGGACCTTAAATCCTGTTCTCTTAGAAAATTCCTTTGCAACTATATCCTCTAATACATTTCCCCAATACATCCGCTCGTTTTCTTCCGCTTTTGGGGCTTCTCCAATCTTTTCTAAGTAAACTGATATAGGACTTTTCCAAGGATTTACCCCTGCAATGGCCCCTACATCTGATCCTCCAATACCGTTTTTTCTCCATTCCAGCCAATTATTTCGTTCCATACTAGCGGTTTGAACGAGTACATTTGCTTGCACTAATAAAACCTCCTTCCTAGTCTCTGGTTTAACTTGTCCTCAAAAAGAACATTAAAACTTTCCAGTTCTTCTTTTAACTTCTCGTTTTCGATTTTTAGATCCATCACTCTATTGCTAAGTTCATCATAGGTTGGTTCATCGAATAACATTTGCTCCAGATTTATACAAAGCTTTTCTGCCTGGTCTTCGGTTAAAATAATTGTTTGCTCATTAACACTTATCTTCAAAACACTTGTAACTTTACTAACATCAATCATTTGTCTTTCCCCCTAGAATAATTGATCTAAAATATAGTTGTACTCTTCTTCGTCATCTGTTAAAAATATAAACCCTATATTCCCTGCTTCTGTTGAAAATTCAAAGTTCTTTGGGGTGCGATCCATTTCAAATTTTTTATTGTTTTCCAGTGCTACCTTTACAAAATCTTCTACATCGTAAAGCTGAAATTGGGTTACATCTTTATAAGACTCCAAAAAGCCTATAACGCTACTTTCTTCTTGCATTTCTTTATATAAATTTCTAATCTCCATTGCTTTTTCAAATATTTTCATTTTTCTCCTCCTTTGTGATATAATAAGAATGAATTTTTTCATTTTTAGCCCTCTTGTGCTGCTGTAGCAGTCCAGGGGGCTTTTTGTTCTTCTAAGTAGTGATTAATCTTTTCTTCCACTTCCAATAAGTTATATATTGCTATGTTTACGTGTTCCTCGTCGGCTTCCCTAAAATTCTGCTCGGCTTGTCTTAATTCTCTCAATAACATATCGTGCTCACTCATCTTTTCACCCCCTTACGCTTGTCCAAAAGATAGCTAAAAATCACTACTAATGTTAATCCCAATACTGTTAGTCCTAAAGTTTTTAAATATGTAACATACCATGTGTCTCCCCAAATGGACATTACTTCACCTCCTATATCACGCCATTTTCTTGTGATAGCCTATCTAGCCAATCGGAAAATGTTCTTGTATTTATTTTCCTGCTAATGGATCCCGATAAGTTTTCCATCTCGATAAATGGGCATTGTTTTTCTTCTACTAGCCGATACAGTTTTGCTACTGGGAAGTTAAATATCTTTGCCGCTTGCTTTATGGATACTAGTTTGGTTTCCATTGCTTGCCCCTCCTTAAATTTCTTGTTCGATAACTGGTAATATGCCATGCTCTTTAAGCAGGTCATAAAGAAATAATCTGCCTTTCTGTGTCCACTTAGTTATCATGGTTATATCTGGTCTACCATCACTTCTTACTATGTCAATTGTCTCTGAATGGGTATATCCTTTGCCTTGATGTTTTCTATATAAAAGCCATTGACCACTTTGTTTGTATTGTACTTTCAAATCATGCAATAGCTCGTTCATTGCTTTCCCACTCATTCCGTAATCTTTAGCAATCTGTGTAATAGTTACTAAACCTTTGTTCTTTAAAATCTTATCTGTATAATCTGCTTTAGGTTTTAATTCCCCTATGATCTGGTCTTTTTTTCTATTTTCAAGTGATAACAGTTGTTTTTCTTGCTGTTCTTTAATCCATGCTTTAGCTCTTTCAATTGGATCTTCTATTATATAGCTATCTTTAGACTTTTTTAATTTGTTTTCCATATCATGAAATCTGTTAATATAAGTTGCTGTAAAAGTAGCACCCTTCTGCCCTGTTAGTTTGTGGGCTATGAATTCACAACCTTTTTTTGTTACTTGGTAATTAGGTCTTTCTTCTCCTTTGGTATCTTTATAGGTACTTGGTATGAAGAAATCTAACGAGCTGATATTTGAGCTGGTTAAAAACTCTTCGTATTTTCTAATATCAGCTAATAAATTTTTATGTTGCTTCTCTACCATTTCTGCTACTTCTCTGCTGTCCAAAGTTAAAACTTCTTGTTTTTCTAAAACTGCTAAATCGTTCATTTGTTTGCCCCCTTTTCATTTGTCGAATTCTATTTAAAGGTTTCCTTCCTATTTTGTAGAACTATAAAAAGAAGGAAGGAGTGTTATATTTGTTAAACTTTATCTACAATAATTGGACTTCCACGATTCCTATAGTTATTTCTACAATTTCTTTAATTCTTTCTTTGCTCAATTTAGCTTTAAATAGGAAACGCCTAGATGTAGAAATAGAAGATCAACTTGATAATATAGAAAAAATTTATTTTAATGCTCTCGATTATGAAAATAAAGATCCTGCTTTAAACTTTGGAAAGGGAAAGGTTTGTTTCGTTAAAATTGTAAATCCATCTCCAAAAGATATTGCGTTCTTCGATTTAAGAATTATAGATATGAATACTTCTGAGCAACCATTCTTTATATCAAAAGCTACTATGGAGTTAGCTGGAAATCCAAATCAAAAACTTTTTTATGATTCATCCGGCATCATGGCTAAATTGAATTACCCTGAAGCTAATTATGGAATTTTTAAATCTAATAGTTTTACCAGATTAGACATTGCCTTTTTCCCAAGTAGTGAAAGTACTCAGATTTTTATTTCTTTCAAAGTAGCGATTTCAACATTTAGGAAAAACAGAGAAAGTCGTTATCGAAGAAAATTTAAATATTACAGAAAAACCTTCAATGTTGATCTCTAGTAATAAAAAACGTAATCAGGCTTACCATTAAAGCAATTAAACTAATAATCAATGCAACTGTTTTCAATCCTCCTCACCTCCTCATTTCTTTGACGCTGTTACTGATTTGAAACTTTATCATCTTCATAATATTAAAATTTCTAAAATAGAAATTTAGTTTGTAAAAAAATTTTCGATTTTACATCCTAATATATTAGCCAACTTAGGTAACATATCTGCCTTAAACGAATATTCTCCATTTTCATATTTAAGGTAATTAGAAGCATTTTTAAAACCTAATTCACGTGCAACCTCTTGTAACGATAAATTTAATTCAATGCGTTTGTTTTTTATAAAGTTTAAATTTAGTTGTCTCATATTTCCTCCTCCATTTTTAAATTTCTATTTTAGAAATTATCTTAACTATATTATAAATTTCTATTTTAGAAATGTCAAGCATTATTTAAAAATATTTTTCTGTTTTAGAAATTAATATGTTTCTATTATGGAAAAATGATATAATAAATTTGTTTCTAATATAGAAATAATTATTGAGAAAATAAAGATAGAGGTGTCTATATGAACGTTGGGAAAACTATTCAATCTTTAAGGGAAGAAAAAAATATGACGCAAAAAGAATTAGCAGATAAAATCAATATAAGCTATAGTGTTATGAACCGAATTGAATCAGGTGAAAGACCCGCAAGAGATGAAGAAATAAAGAAAATAGCAAAAGCATTAGATGTATCTTCTGATTACTTGTTAGGGATAACCGGCGCAAAAGATTCCTCCGATGAAAAATCCAAACTGCCATTAGAATTTAATACCCCTGAAGAAGCCATTGAATTTATATTAAAACAAAACGCAATCATGGGTTTTGGTGGGTTTGATATAAATGAGCTTAGCGATGAAGAAGTAGTGGAATTTGCGAACTCTTTATTAGAACATTTGAAGTTATTAAGTTTGAAGTATAAGAAATAAATAACCAAACTCAACTAAGCAGACTAAAAGGGGTGATATTATGAGTCTGTCTTGGATAGATCATTGTGTAGATGGACTTGTAGAATACTGTAATTCCAAAGATATCTTTGATATATACAGTGTTCTTGGCATTAAAATCGTAAAGACCTTTAAGGAAGACCCTGTTCTAAAGAAGAATGAAGCAGTTTATCTTAGGAGCTATTTTGATACAGAAATAGTCTTTATTAGAGATGATCTTCCTCGCCAATATGAAAAATTTATATTGGCCCATGAACTTGGCCATGCTGTATTACATACTGAAATTTGCACTGCAACATTCAATAGAAATCTTTTAAATTGTGGGAAATTAGAAAAACAAGCTAATTATTTTGCATTAAAATTATTGAATATTAAAATAGATAATACTGATTTTGAAGGTTATACGATAGAGCAGATTTCAAAAACTTTATACGTTAACGAGGAAAGTTTAGAATACATAAGTGATTTTTTTAATCCAAAACACGAACATACATTCTATGAGGTGATGAAATGATTGTAGGGAAAAAATGAAAATGTTAGATATAGCTGCAAAATACTCTCTTATTAATTATAGAAAGGACATGATAAAATGGCTAAAAAAACAAATGTGACGATAAATGGCGTAGGCTACTACCGCCTTAGAAAAAACATTGGGAAAGATAAAAATGGTAACCCAATAAGAAAACCCTTTTACGGTAGTTCTAAAAAAGACGCCGAAGCTAAATATGAAGAATGGCTTAAAAACACCTCTAATGGGCTAAAAATCACGTCTAAGCAATCCTTGTCCATGGCTATGGATATATGGATGTGGAAAATAGAAAAATTTAGTGGGAATGCACCAGCCACCTTTGAGAGATATGAGGGAATATATAGAAATTACATTGAGTCTAGCGACATAGGCTATATGATACTGAATAAAATAGATAAAGTAATATTACAAGATCATTATAATCAACTGTTTAAAAATGGAAAAACATATAGTCAAATTAAGAATTTGAATAAATTATTAAGTAAGTTCTTTAGGTACTGTACGGAAGAAAGACATTTGCTAGTAAATCCTTGTAAAGGGATTAAGTTAAAAGCCTATAAACCTGAACAGGATTTTGATTACTCTGATGATTTTGAGGATGAGGGAGAAATTGAAACCTTTTCCGAGGAAGATATAAAGAAAATGGACGATATAGAAAATGCAAAAATAAGGATATTGGCTAAACTGGTATTAGGCACAGGTTTACGTATGGGGGAAGCCTTAGGACTGGACGAGAAGGATATTAAGGATATGACAGTGTATGTAACGAAGCAATTAAAGCTTGTAAAAGAGTTTGAAAGTCCCACAAAATATAAATATGTATTAAAAATTACAAAACTAAAAACAACACGATCTAAGCGTAAAGTGCCTATCCCATCCGCATTAAAAAATGACTTAAAGGAATTAAAGAAAATCAAGGCAGCAGAAAAATTAAAACTAGGAGAATTATATCAAGAGAATAGTTTGTTATTCCCTTCTGAAACTGGTGCTTATATTGACAGTAGTAATTTAACCCGTTCATGGAAAAGGGCATTAAAAAAGGCAGATATCCCATATAAGAAGTTTCATGCATTACGCCATACATATGCTACACAATTGATTAAAAATGGCGTAGAACTTCTTACAGTGTCTAGGTTACTTGGTCACGCAAGTATAAAGACAACAGAGATATATGCCCACGTTGGAGAAGATACAAAAAAGAAAGAAATCGAAGTATTAAATTCTATATTATAAACAGATGGAAATTTTTACAAGGGGTTAAAAAAGGGTTAAATTTAAATTTCAAATTTAAAATATGTAAAATAAAATCCTTGTAACCATTGGTATTACTGTGTTATGGCGTGCCCAGAGGGATTCGAACCCCCGACCTTCTGATTCCATTTTAAGGGTTTTAAAGCGTTTCACAAAATCCAAAACCGTTGATACTACTAACTTTTGAGTCTTGTGTAGTTTTGTGAAATTTCATATCATCCCAAACAAAAGGGT